CACCACGGGCTCGGCGTGGGCCAGCAGGTCTTGCATCAGCAGCTTGTCGCACTCTTGCTGGGTGTAGGGCCGGCCCAGCACGGCCGTGGCGGTGTGGCCGGTGCAGGCGGTGACGATGCCGATGGGATCGGTGTAGCCGCGCAGGATGGTGCCCTCCAGCTTGGGCACTTGCACCATCACCAGGGCCAGCGCTGGCGCGCCGATCAGCAATGTGAGTCGCTTTTTGATGTCGAGCATCATTTCTCGACCTCCTGACGTTTCTGGATCACGTTACCGGCGATGTAGGCACCGACCGTGACCGCCACCACCGCCGAGTACACGCCGTCGGCGATATGCCCGGCCCACACCAGGCCGGTGGCGCTGGCCAGGGACAGCAGGGCCAGGATGAACTTGCGGCCTCCGAAGGCGTTCATCGGTGTCCACCTTTGAGCGCGTAGTACAGCGACACCACCGCTGTGAAGAACGCGGCGATGTAGCCCAACGGCTTGACCATCGAACCAAACCAGTTGAGGACCTTCAGCGCAGCTTGCAGGTTCTTGAACGCCTCGACCAGCTCGCTGGTGTTGGCTTCGATGGCCTTCGTGCTGACGGTGTTCTCGTTGAGGCTTTTTTCCATGCGCTCCATGCGCGCGCCGCCATCGGACAGCCGGGCCTCCACATCGGCTCGCCACGGCAGGCAATCCGAGTTGCGGTGGTCAGAGACCTGAGTCGTTTCGGACTGGGTTGGGATGGCGACGGTAATCATGGGGCTCCTGCAGGGTGTTCTTAGGGTGCGGGCTGTGGACTCCGTCTCAGAGCGTGTCTCCGCGCATCTGGGCTAGCGTCTTCTCGTCCAGGGCCGCGAACTCCTTCTGGCTCATGTGCATGACGGCGTTGGCATCCACGCGTCCGCCGCCGAGTTTGTCACTGTCCTTGCCCACGTCCTTGAGCGACGGGGGCGTCTTGGCGACCGCATCAGCGGTCTTGCCGACGGCGTCCTTCTTGCGCTCGGCAGCCACGTCACCGGCACTTACCCGAGGGACCGAGCTGGTGGCGATCTCCTGGCGCGAGGTGCGCGGCTCGACCAGCAGCTTGACGGCCTTCTGCATCGCCAACGTCGGCGTCAGACCCTTGAGCTGGTAGGCGTCCTTCAGGTCAATCACCTCACTCATGAGGTCCTTGTCGAAGTCGTCGTGGTCCTCGTTCAGTACCGGGTAGGCGTTCTCGATGCGCTCCAGTGCCGTGACGTAGCGGGTGCGCTCGATCGCCCGGCTCTCGGCGGCCTGAATCTTCATGTCGCTCTTGGCCTCGGCCATGTTGCGCTCGGCGTTGCGGATTTTCGCCATGGTGGCGGTGGCTTTCTCGATCTCGCCGTCTGTCAACTGCTGCGCATAGTCCTTTTCCAGCGCCAGCACGGTGTTTTCGAGCTTCGTGATCTCCTCGTTCACCGAGGCGATCTGGTCTCCGTGCTGAAACTGGGCCAATTGGCGCTCCAGGGCGGCGCGCTGCTCGCGCTCGCGCTCCAGGATCTCCTTGTGGCGAGACAGCGGGATGCGGGTGTCTTTTTTGGTCTTTTTAGGGTCGGCGTCGGCATCGTCGCCGTCACCGGTGTCGTCGTCCTCGCCGCCTTCAGCGGCCTCGGGCTTCTTCGTGTCGGTTTTGGCCTTGGCTGCGTCCAGCGTGGCAGCCAGCGCGGCGGCGTCTGCCTCGGCGGTCTCGCCAGCCTTCTGTGTGGCATCGGAGCTGGTCGGAACGAACTCGTCGCCGCGGTCGACGGCTCCACCGCCCGAGTCGGCTCCGGCGTCGGGTTTTTGGAGGCGGAAGTGCTTGAATTTCATGATGGTGCTTTCGAGGTTGGCAGCCGCGACCGGTTCGCGACCTGGGTGGCTGCTGGGGGTTTCGCCGCAGCCGTGGCGGCATCACGAGCCGCCTTGACGCGCTCGTCGATACGTTTCTGGGCCATGTCCTGGGCCTGCAGCTGTAACTTGTCGTCGCTTTCGCGCTGTTTGCGGCTGTGCTCCAACATGTCCATGCGCTGTTTGTGAGCCAGCTCTCGTTCGGCCATATCCGCCTCGTGCGCGGCCTGCGCCTGCTCCAGCTCGGGGTTCCCCTGCTGGCTATTCGGGTCCGTGATGGGGGTGTTGGCCAGCACCTGGGCCTTGACCGTGGTTTCCTGCGCTTTGGCGTGCTTGAGCGCTGTGTCGGCGACCTTCTGGCCGGCTTCGGCCTGGGTCTTGGCAACTTCCGCCTGCACGCCGGCTGCCTGCAGCTGCTTCTGCTGCTGCGCCTCGGGCGACTGGCTGGCAGCCTCCATCTGCTTGATGATGTCCTTCTTGCCGACCAGGCGGCTGGAGTCGATCAGCACACTGTCCGGCAGCGCCACACCCATCTCGCGTAGCGAGACGGCCTGCTCAAACTGGCTGTCCTCCAGGGTCTCGCGGCGCGGCACGGAGCTGACCACGACGCCATATTCACCCAGCGTCAAGTCGTTGAGCACGGCGTCGTCCGCGTCCTGGCTGTCGGGGTTCGGGGCGTTGACTTCGAAGGTCTCTGTTTCCCCGGTGGCCTCGTCCTTCGTGATCGTCAACACGCGGTGCTCGGTGTAGAACTCCTGCACCAGATCGATCACGTTGCGCGCCAGGATGTAATCTGAGCGGGTCAGGCTGTCCATGGGCTTGACCAGGTTCGTATTCCCGGCCTGGCGCTTGGCCTGGATTGCCTTGGCAGCCACGTCCTCGCGGTCGAACCCCTGCATGGAGTCCGAAACACCTGAGATCGTCTTGATGTGCTCCTCAGCCTTGTAGCTGATGCGATCCAGGCCGCTGGGCACCGTGTTGGGCTGGATTTTCTGAACGTCCTTGTCTGGATCGCCGTTGACCTCGATCACCAGGCCGGTCTGGGCGCCCTTCTGCTCCAGCTCCGGCACGGTCATGTTCACCAGTGCGCCGGCCTTAACCTTGTAGCCGCTGTTGGCCGTGGTGTTGACCACGTGCAGCTCCTGGCTACTGACCTTGTTCAGCAGCTCCTGCGAGCCCATCAGGTTCTCCACCAGGCCCACCGTGGTGCCGTAGCGGAAATACGGGAAGTATGGCACCACCGTCAGGTGCTTGTATGGGCTCCAGTCATCGTGCAGCACGACGTTGTCGGCCACCACGGTCCAGCGGATGCGCCGAACCAATTTCGGCACCACCCTGAACCCGTACACCCTGACAAAGTAGTTGATCCTGTCCTGGTCGAAGCTATCCGGCACCGGCCTCATGTCGCCCGTGGTGGGGCTGAGAAAGTGCTTCTGGCGGTCGAGCTTGCGGTACTGGCGTTCGAGCAGGCGCACCGTGCGCGCCGTACCGGGCTCATCGCCGGCAAAGTACGAGTGCGTCTGCTCGCCGAACCGTTCGCGGCGGCTCTGCACCGAGTCGTAGCCGTACTCAAACGACCCGCCGCCCCTGGTGCGCAGCAGGTCTGCATCAGCCTTCGAATACAGCACCTCGATGTCGTCTGGAGTCACCCACTTCGACGTGAAGACATCGCCCCACGTGTCGGGGTCGTATTCCTCACCGTCCGGGTCGATGATGACGTTCTTCGAGTTCAGGTTGTCGATGCTGACTTCGCCCTGGGCGTTGTCGCCGTACTCGATGCGCACGTCCAGGAAGCCCCGGCTGCGGATGATGCCATCGGCGAACATGTCGCTGCGCTTCCAGTCGAGCTGATTGTTGTCGCTGATCTGCTTGAACACCTTGCTCAGGATGTCAGCGGTCTCGGCGCTGGCTTTGGCGCGCGGCCGAAACGTCGTCTCGGCGCGGTTGTAAATCTGCTCGCCCAGTACGTTGCCGATGGTCGAGATGATCTTGTTGATCGTCAGTACGGGGCGTCGGATCGCCTCCAGCCGGGCCCGATCCACCGGGTCCCACTGGTCTCCGACGAAGAACCGGTCACACTTGTCGGCCTTCTCGACGAATTTCGTGTGCCCGTTGTCGCGGCAGTACGCATAGCGCAGCCAGATCTTGTTGGCGAGTTCGGAATTAACCGGCATATCAGGCACTCATAAAAGTGCCGTGCCCGTTCACGGCCAGTTGGTCACGCCAGGAGGCAGGCTTCTTCTCGCGCGGCTTCTGCGGGGGCTCGCGGCCGATGGCCATCTGGGTCATCCAGGCGATGCTGTCGACCTGGTCGTCGTGCGCGCCGGCCGGAAAGCGCAGCATCTCGGCCCGCGCGGCGTCGTACCACTCGGCCTGGTCGTTGAAAGACACCATCCCCTGCTGCATCCGGCCCTGCAGCGGACGCGCCCGCGCCATCTTGTCGGTGATGGGCTTGAGGACCATGATGGAGGGGTAAACCCGGCGTTCTCTCATGCGTTTCTTTAATAGGGCTTCGATTGCGCGGTAAATTTGACCATCCTCGAAGCCAAGGACTAGGTTCGGACTATACCACCTCGAACATAGATTTAAGATCGCCTCGA